CAAATCTTTGGAACTGTTACAGGTGCAACTGCACCTGCGTTTGCCGACCAGTAATAAAAGGTTCTAATTAAGGTAGGGGGAAACCCCTACCGCTTTTATAAAGGAGAAATAAATGGCAGGATCAGATGCAGTACCCGTGATTATTAGCGACGAAGTAGCTCTTGATGCAGACGGAATCTCAACAGCAGCATCAGTTGGAAACAATGCTGCGTTAACTATTGGCGGCGCTTTAGCGTCTGGCGGTAGTGTGACAAACGCTTCTGGAAGACAAGTTACAATTTTATCAGCTGGTAACGATAGTGGAATTTCTTTCACAGTAGTCGGTACAGATGTAAATGGATCAGCTTTAAGTGAAACTGTTACTGGAGCAAATGCTGGAACAGCAACAAGTTCGGGCTACTTTAAAACTATTACAAGCATAACTGCGGTTGGGAACCCAGCTGGTAACGTGTCCGCTGGAATTAACAACAATGCTTTAGGTGTGATTTTTGCTGGTAGGTGTAGATTAAAAGGCTTTTCTACAGTTTCTGGAGGCTCTGCTGGGACAATCAACATAAGAGATACAGGTGCTACTGGAACGGAAAGAATACAGGCTAGAACAATTGGTACAGACAGTTCTTCAGACGACCCCTTTATTCCAGATGAAGGAGTTTTATTTACTGATGGTTGTTATGCAACTTTTGTTGTTGGTACAGTTGATTTGATGATGTTCTATCACGCATAGGGGTTAAAATGGCTTCTAAAGGAGAAATGCCCAAACGTAATAAAAAGAATTTCCGCCCAACTAAAAAAGGCGCGGGAATGACTAAAGCGGGTGTAAAGGCTTATCGAAGAAAAAACCCTGGCAGTAAATTAAAAACAGCTGTCACAGGCAAGGTAAAACCTGGAAGCAAGGATGCTAAACGGCGCAAGTCATATTGCGCTCGTTCTGCTGGTCAAATGAAAAAGTTTCCAAAGGCGGCTAAAGATCCAAACAGCCGTTTAAGGCAAGCTAGAAAGCGGTGGAAATGTCGTTAATGATAAAACAAATATTTTCTAGTGTTATTGTTATTTTTATTACGGGTGTCATGTCTTGGATGTGTTATACTTTAATATCTCTTGATAAGACTTCTGAAATTACTTCTTTTAAAGTATCTGAAAACCACAGAATGATTAAACCTTTATGGGAAGATTTTATTCGAAGGAGAGTTTCTAATGACTATAGCTCGGTCTCAAATGAGGAAACAGATCACTACGTCACCGTCACGGAGGAAGAAAAATGAAAGATTTTCTAAAAAAACTTCTAAGTATCTTTCAAAAGGAAAAACCCGTAGAAAAACCCGTAATAAAAAGAAAGCCTAGATCTGATAAGGGAAAGCCTAGAAAAGTTAAAAAAAAGAAGGGTAAGAAATAATGGCGACTTCAGGTTCAACAGATTTTGAGTTAGATGTCGCAGATATCATAGAGGAAGCTTATGAACGGTGCGGTATAGAAATCCGTACTGGTTACGAAGCTAAAACAGCTCGAAGATCTTTAAATATTTTATTTGCTGAATGGGCAAATCGCGGTTTAAATTTATGGACTGTAAAGTTTGCCTCTCAAACAGTCGCTTCTGGTGTGTCAGAGTATCCTTTAGGTACAATAACGATGACAATAGGGTCTTCTACTAGTTTTACAGTAGGTGAGACTATTACTGGTGGAACAAGCGGTGCTACGGCGGCAATACTAACTAAACCTTCTAGCACTACAGTAACTATATCTGTCCCAACAGGCACTTTTTCAGCTACTGAGACTATTACTGGTGGAACAAGCGCTGCAACAACAACAGTTACTTCTTCTCCGTCTTTAGAAAATGCTCAAGCTGTGGGAGATTTGTTAGACGTTGTGATAAGAAGAGATAGCTCTGATCTGGCTATAAATTCTATTTCTAGGGGGGATTACTTAGAAATTCCTAATAAATCCACAACCGGGAGACCCTCTCAATATTATTTTGCAAGAACAATTACTCCAACTGTTTCTGTATGGCCAACCCCAGAAAACAGCACGGACGAACTTAGATACTATTATGTGAAGCGTATTGAAGATGCTGACGCATTGGTAAACACTGCTGACCTACCTTACAGATTTTATCCCTGTATGATAGCTGGATTAGCCTATTATATAGCTGTAAAAAAGGCACCAGATCGTATTCAAATCTTAAAAGCTTTATATGAAGAAGAATTTTTACGAGCGGCACAAGAAGATGAGGATCGAGTTTCTCTTAAACTACAACCTAGTATTAACTATTTGAGAGTATAATGGCAGAATATAAAAAAAATTTTAAGGCAGACTTAAACGATCCATATTTACGGCCTAGATCTGCCTTAACTACTGCTGAAAAAGCACAAATGTTATTAAACCAAGAATTTGCAAGAACAGCAAGAAATAATACTGGTAACAATGTATCCTCTAACAATCGCACAAAAGTAAATATTAATCCTTCGTTAAAAGTTACATCTCGTGGCCCAGGTCATCAATTAATATCAGGGGCATTACAAACAAGAGTTGCTTTACCAAAAGGATTTAGTGCACAAGCAGCTATGAGTGGAGGCCGAGAAACATTAAAAGTTCCGGGGGGAAGGACTCTTAGTAGAGGGGGGTTTGGTGTTAACTCGTTTGGAGTTGGGTATCAAAAGGGTGGTTTTCAAGGTGGAGCTACTTTAGACCCAAAGTCAGGAAAAGTTGTTAATGCTGGTTTTAAAGTAACTAAATATTTTTAATTAGAGGATAAGATGGGACGATACGCTTCAGATGCAAATGCTTACGGAATATCAGACCGTTCTGGTTTTAGATACCGTTTAAAGGATATGCGGCTAGAGTGGAATGGCTTTCTTGTTGGAGAAGACGAGTATGAACCAAAACATCCTCAGTTATCCCCTCCAAACGTTCCAGCAGATCCTCAAGCACTCAAGAACCCTAGACCAGAACAAGATTTAGTGCAGCAAAGAAACATACAATGGGGTTGGAACCCTGTGGGTGGAAGTACTGATAATGGTATTAATCCTCCCAATAATCTGGTAGCCATAGGTTCAATAGGAGAAGTTGAGGTACAAACATAATGAGCTTTACATTCACAACATTACGCGAAACTGTGCAAGATTATACTCAAAACGATGAAGCATCTTTTGTTGCAAGTATAGGCACGTTTGTTGAGTTAGCTGAAGAGCGGATATTAAAGTCTGTTCAACTAAATGAATTTCAAAAAAACTCTTCTGGAACCATGAGTAGTGGAAATCAATACTTAAATGTTCCTTCAGACTTTTTAGCTCCTTTTTCTCTTAGCATTACAAACAACAGTAATTTTGAGTTTTTAATGTTTAAGGACTTGGATTATGTGCAAACATACACTCCCAACCCTGCTACTACAGGTGTACCTAAATATTATGCACAGTTTGATGTAAACAATTTAGTTCTAGCCCCTACTCCTAACGCATCTTTTACAGCAACGTTAAGTTACTTTTATCGACCAGCTAGTTTAACTGAAAGCCAGTTAACTCTAACTGTAGGGGCAACTGGGAGTTTTACAAATGGGGAGACAATTACTGGAGGAACAAGTGGTGTTGTTTCTACTATAAAAGAAGTTCCAAGTTCTACTACTTTTACGATTTTAGTTCCTTCTGGCACGTTTACAAATGGGGAGACAATTACTGGAGGAACAAGTGGAGCAACGACGACTGTAACTTCTACAGGGGCAGATACAACAGTTAGTTGGACTGCTGAGAACGCAGAGATAGCGTTGTTATATGGAACATTAATTGAGGCAAGTACATACATGAAGGGGGAACAAGACGTTATGGCTATGTATAATTCTAGGTTTGCAGAAGCAATATCAAGGTTAAAGAATTTTGGAGAGGCACAAGAAGTGTCTGATGAATACCGAACAGGTCAAATTAGAAGGCAGAAAAGCTGATGTTAACAAACGGTCTTAGTATGTCTAACGATTTTGCTGTTACGGTTGAAACCACTGACAATCGAGGTTTTACTCCAGAAGAAGTAGCAGTTCGTTGTGTTAACAGAATTATAGGAATTTCTGATAATGCTCCACCTGCTATTAGAGACCAAGCTAACGCTTACAGAAAAGAATTAGAAGCAATAGTT